TGTTGGATGCGTGGATCTGAACTTGCCGGTGATCTTGGACGGATAGTATCTGTACTCAGCCCACCGTTCTTGATAGCCGAACACCTCGTCGTCAGCGGAGGTTCCTTGTGCATATATTTCCTTGTTCAGTACAGACTGTTCACCCAAGTGAGCCAGCGCAGGCCAGTAGTAATCGTAACGAGTAGAACGCGAGAACATCCGCGGTATACCTTGCTGATACGTCAGGTCACACCGAACAGAGACAAGGCCCATGAGAACACAGTGTTCCGTGAAGGATTTTGTAAAGCCTCCCGAACGGTCGGCAATAGTTGCGAACGCCGCTAGGTTACCCTGCGGTGTTCCGCTAGTCTCGGACGTTTGCTGCACCGGGGTAACAACCACCGGAGAAGTAGAACCGCCGAGGAATTCCGGGCGCTGTAATCTCGCGTCCGGGGACACAGTACCGAAGTGAGAGCGCACAATTTCCGTGTAACGCGTGCCGCCCCTGGCGTCACGCTCAGAAAGTTTCTGCAGCTGGAACGCTTGGCGCAGAGAATTGATAGTTGCAGCAGTAGCAGAAGACAAATCCACCTCAAGACCGTCCACGTATTGAAGATCATGACCGCTGTTGAGGGACTGGTCAGCCACAAGCACACCAGTACCGGCAGTTCGCTGCATTTCGCTCACCTGCTGAGGCGTCTCAAGATCGCCCCATTGCCACGCACCAGTAGCTTCCACAGGAGCAGTAGAACCCAGAGGCAGTTCTACACCAGCGCCTTTCTGTGGCCAAGGCAGCGACGAGGTAAAGTAATCGTGACGCTTGCCACGTTTGAGAGGGACATAGTCCGTCTTTGTATCAGGTCCGTCGTCAGTATCCACCACGACCGAGTCCTGAATATTTTGATCCCTGTACCACTCATTCCAGATGAGATTGTAGGCACGATGCCACAGAGCGCTGACAGACAAATCATTGATATCAGACGGGATTCCAAAGTAATCCGCTAGAGAGTTGTCTCCGAAGTCAGCAGCCACACCAGACTCAACTTGAGGAATAGTATAATCCGTAGAGTCACCGGGATCAGTTTGTTCGCCCATGAATTTACGAAAGTTGTCCCACAGCAGACGGATAGGCACAGCGAAGTAGTGAACGTCTGCAAACAAGTTATCCATTACCGGGACAACAGGAGTCTGCATACGGGCGAAGATAGTCGATGAGAGATTGAACGTATCCCCCGGAAGGGCCTCATCGACATAGAACGGGATAAGGTAGCCAGAGTCAAATGTAGTCTTGTATCCATGGGACCGGTCAAAGACGGACCTAGGGATAGTGGACCTCGGAACTTCCGAGAATTGGTGTTTCATGACGCTTCGCCGGTTACTCATGCGAGTTTCCTCCAGTTTTTGTGTTTTTCCAGTGTCGCATAATATATCAACTGTTTCCTTACCCTTTTTTTTAGAGTCGTTCCACCTTAAAAGGTGTCACTCCGCACAGTTACATCTAGTAAGTAACTGTGCATGCTCGCCTATTCAGGCTCGCTAGGAGGCTCCACAGGAGCCTCTATAGGCTCCACAGGTGGTTCCGGTACCGCAGGTGGTTCCGGTTCCACAGGAGCCGTATCTGGGGCCTCTACGAGGCCCATTTCGACGCAAGCGTCTAGATTGGCTGGATCAGCCATAAAGTCAATCAGCTTCGCTGGATTGTTACCGAACCGAGTCCGTATATTTGAAGGAAGCGCATCAAAGCTCTGCTGCGCCAGAGCGATGCGATTTTGAATTGAGAGATAGTCAGCGCCATCGCTGAAATCTCCATACTGAGGGACACGACCGTTATTGATCGTTGTTGGGTCCACAAGCACCCCGGTCTTGGAGTAACGCTGCATGATGTTATTAATGTCAGCTTCCGCAGCGAAAGACTGCTTAGTGACCGACCGCACATGGTCTGAGTCACCATCGAATGAAAGGCCCGTACCCTCCGGGCGTTCATCGTATCGTTTTCTAACTAATGTCGGCATGATTACCAGCCTCCTGTTCCACGGCGTGATGTTTTACTGAGAGTGCAGCGATAATGAATTCTGGATGGTCAGGCACAGTGAAAGCCCCACTAATGTTGTCCCACTGTCCCATCCGATACAGATTGAAGTCCTCAGAGTGTTTACATAGTTGAGAGTCAGGGTCCATGACAGCGCCAGCAAGAGCGCGAGTAGCCATACCGTCATTAGCGAGGAACATGGGGTTACCGTAGGCTTCCGCCTTTACGTCGAGGATGGCGTACATATTAAGAATCATGGAGTCCCCTTTTTAGTTGTTTTAGACGTGCCTTAGCGCACTGTTCTTTTACTACCAGACGTTCGGCAGAACCGTCAAGATTGTTTTCAGCAGCCCTAATACGCTTGTTCTTTAACACAAGCATGGCAGCAGGATTTATAACGTCATAGAGAGTGTCATAGTAGCGAGGAGGTCGGCATTTGAGATTATTGCGCATGACCACAAGGTCAGAGGGATATACATCGGTTTTGAATTGATCGAACCATTGTTTAGCGATACCGGGTTTTCGAGACATAGTAGTATAGGGAGGGAGAAGAGCTTTATAATATGATGAGGATGATTTACCAGTTTGTTTTTTTAGAATGTATCTTGCCACATAAGCAGCAGAATCGAAGGTCACTTGACCTATCGTAGAGTAACCGAATGTCCAGAGTTTTTCTAGCGCAGCCGACCGATAGAGATTGATACCACCCTTACGGGAGTGAAGGACTTTATCAGGAAAGTCAAAGTTGAATAGACAAGCATGATGATGAGGACGCTTGAGCAGATCCCCATACTCACCGCAGTGATAATAACGGATACCTGGGGGATCCACCGGGAACTTCTTCCGTAGTCGTTTCATGAATAATTGGAAGTCCCGTTTAACCAACGTACCAGTAGGATTTAGATGACCATCATTGAAGGTAAGAGTAATGAAGCAGTTGTCAGGATATAGACTAGCCTCATGAACACACCGAACGGCCCAATCCCGCGAATGGGACAAGCGGCAACCGATACATTGCCCGCAAGGAATAGTGACCGTAAGGTCAGAGTAGGCTAGACGAGGATTAAAGACAAGAGAGCGCCTACCGGTCCCCGGATTCACATCCTTAGACCGATAGGCGAGTATGGGGTGATAGCAGGGCATTAAAGGCGAGTGCCGCCACGCATCGGATTAGTTCGGAAATTCTTCCGATGTGAACGGGACGCAGTACGAGAAAACATCTTGCGTCCTTTTCTCCGATTGAGCTTTCTGCGATAGGCCATAATAGGACCTCCTTTACTGACCGTTTATAGTCGGTCTTGTGAAATTCTGATGCGCACCCTCAAGAGGGTTGAATGTCGATTTATAATCCTGCGCAGGCAACAGAATATTTTTGAAAAACCAAGCATGTTTTCCAGTACGGAATTCAGCCTTGAGTTTATCGAGATCGAGTTTCAGCGCTTGCGCGCTGTTAGACATATTTTTTCCGACGTTAGTCAGATCAACGCCCTTTTTAACAGCGTCATTGATAGCAGTTTCGCTCCGCAGCTTTTTCGCTTGCTCGCGTAGTAGTTGAAGTTGTGAATAATCACTTACCATGCGGAAGTTTTGTTGAGCAGAAGCCATTGAACCCCCACCGGAAGAACCCCGACCGGGGACCCCACGAGGATTAGGAGAAGTAGGAGCCGGCATCGACGCCGCTCTCGCAGACCCGAAAGCGCCGGCAGCTAGAACGGGATTCAGACCGGCACGACGTAGAGACTCCACTTCGTGGGATTTGCCGTGATCGGCCCAGTAACGAGTTTCCTGTTTTTGCTGATTCCATTTACGAGTATCAGCCTTTTGTTGTGCAGACCACGCCCAACGATTTTCCTTTTGCTGTTCAGCCCATTGTTCCCGCGCGAACTGCTGATTGTCGATCTGCATTTGCCACGTCAGATCGAAGTTTGCACCACGAGCTTTATCAGCTTCACGAGCGGCACGATCAGCAGCGAACATTCCAGAGCCGAAAGAGATCGCAGCATCGGCACCGGTGTCTTTCCAATTCCATGAAGTAGACATAGTTAGTCCTCTAGATCGAATTTACGAGTGAGGATATTGATTGCCCAACGAACGATTAAATCGTCCAGTCTATTTTTTGTTTTTGCGGAGATAACGCGAGCCACTCCGAGAGCAACCTTGAGTGCTATTTTTTGTGATTCGGTCATTTTAGAAGTGGTCGATTAGACCGGGCACAGAGTATGTAGGCATCGGTCGCGCTGTACGCGCTTTGATATAGCAGTCCATCAGGAATTCAGGTTCCGTAGTAACAGCCACCACACGCTCTACCGGAGGCGTTTCTTCGATGAACGCGGGCGACAGAGTGGGCAATGATGTAAACTCCTGTGAGAGATGCCAAACGTCCAAACTTGTTGGATGCGTGGATCTGAACTTGCCGGTGATCTTGGACGGATAGTATCTGTACTCAGCCCACCGTTCTTGATAGCCGAACACGTCGTCATCAGCGGAAGTTCCTTGTGCATATATTTCCTTGTTCAATACAGACTGTTCACCCAAGTGAGCCAGCGCGGGCCAATAGTAATCGTAACGAGTAGAACGCGAGAACATCCGCGGGATACCTTGCTGATACGTCAGGTCACACCGAACAGAGACAAGGCCCATGAGAACACAGTGTTCC